TCCGTGCCGGGCTTCGAATCCGTATCGCGCTTCGCGATCCAACCGTGGCCGCCGAACGTGACGATGAAGCCCTCTTCGTATGGCCCGAAGTTCTCGCTCCAGACGTCGATGTACTTCGGGATGCATATGCGCTGCGAGAAGACGACGCGGTCGCCGTGTCGGATCGAGAGCGTGCGGGTGTCATGATCGAAGTCGAAAGTAAAATCGCTGGCGTCGATGCCGTCCTTGCCGTCGACGCCGTCGCGCGGTTTGGGCATGGCCTCGATCGCGCGCTGCGCCATGTCCATGATGCGGCGCTCGACCTCGAGCATCCATTTCGCCACCGCTCCATCGAGCGCCGGCAGAACGTCGTCTACGGTAATCGACTTGCCATCATTGCCATCAGCGCCAGGATTACCGTTGGCGCCATCAGCGCCATCGGCGCCAGGGTCACCCTTCGTGCCAGGATCGCCAGGATCGCCTTTCATTCCGGGTTCGCCGCGATCGCCCTTCTCGCCCGGATCACCCTTCGCACCCTGTTCGCCTGTGTCACCCTTTACGCCAGGATCGCCGAGATTACCGTGATCGCCCTTTTCACCAGGATCGCCTTTAGCGCCGGGTTCACCTGGATCGCCTTTCTCGCCTCGCTCTCCCACGACGCCCTGATCGCCGACGTCACCCTTCATGCCAGGTTCGCCACGCTCGCCCGCAATGCCCTTCTCACCGCGCTCGCCAGGATCACCCTTCGCGCCTGGTTCACCGAGCTGGCCACGCATACCCGGTACGCCGGGATCACCCTTGACCCCCGGCTCGCCACGCTCGCCCGCGATGCCATTCTCGCCTCGCGCACCAATGTCGCCCTTCGCGCCGGGCTCACCTCGCTCACCAACGTTGCCCTTCGAGCCAGGTTCGCCGCGCTCACCTGCTATACCCTTCTCGCCCTTCTCTGGCTGGCGCTTTTCCAGCGTATCAATCCGAGCGTCTCGCAGTGACAGAGTGTCATTGACGAATCTCTTCACAAGATCTAGGAGCTGCATGATCTTCGCTTCCATCTATGCGGCCCTCAAGTATTCGTCGAGTTCTTTGATCTCGATCTCACTCAATTCCTTGTTCGGATCGACATAACCAGGATCGCCAGGTTGCGGCTCGTCGCCTACAGCAGGTTGGCTAGAAGGATCTGGCGGCAAGGACGGCAGGATCTTGGATGGCGGACCTTCGGCGTCACGCGCGGCCAACGCGGCAAGCGAGTAGTTCTGGACCTGAAGATACGGCGTATCGCCACCCTTAACGGGTTTCAGGTTCTCTACCTTTCTCGCCTCGTTGGGCGCCAGCCACCCGCCACTGATAGCCGTCTTCCAGGCCGTATAGCGTGTCGCGGTATCCATCCGCAGCAGGACCGACAGGTCGAGCCTGACGGCGACATCAAGCTGGGTCGTCGAGTCGTAGAGCTCGAGGCCCTCGGTCATCCCGGTCTCGATGCCCTCCATGTGCGTCTGTAAGCACTGACTCCAGTACAGTTGGGTGAGCGCCTCGATGCCCGGAATCGCCGGAACGGGCGCGACGCCGACCATGAACGCGGGAACGTTGAACGCCGTGCAGACCTGCTCACCGGTGAGCTTGAGCTGTTCGACGGCCTGCGCCGCCTGCGCGGTGATCGTGATGGGATCGAACTTCAAGCCGTCGCCGAGGATGGCCACACGGCCGACGTTCTTACCGGCGAACTTTTCAGTCCACTCCGTCTTGAGCCGGGCCGCCGTGTCGTTAGAGATCGCGCCCGGCGCCGTCAGCACGCCCGACGGCTGCGCCATGTTCTTGAAGAACGCGGCCGACGAGCGCTGCATAGCGTGGCCCTGCGCGGCCGGCAGCGAGCACGCGAAGATCGGCGACGTGCCGATCAACGGGTGGAACAATCCTGGCATGCGATCGTGGATGATCTCGCTCGATGGCACCGTCGTTACACCGTCGGTCAGCTCGGAGAGCGGATCCATCCCTAAGTTGTAATAGATGCTGCCGTCGGGCGTGATCAGCGGGCGCACGCGCGTCGGGTCGAGAGGGAACAGCTTGACGACGACGCCACGGTTGTCTCGCTGCTTGAGGATGTACGCGTTGCCCGCGATCAGTTTGGATATCATCCACTGCTGCAGGAACTGGCTCTGCGTCTGGTAATCGTTAGGCTTGCGGATCACTACGCCGAGTGGCGAGTACCGTCTGACCTTGACCCAGATCTCGTCGTCGGTCTGCTCGACCAGCTGCATGGGCATCTTGCCGATGTCGGTCGCTATGCGCGTCATGCACGCATAGACGGGCGTGAACGCGAGCAGCGTTTCGCGACGGATCGCGATGTTCTGCTGCCACGCGCCGGCGTAGCCTTCGCGGATGACGGGCCACCAGCCTCCGGACTCCTCCGTCCAGTGGGCGATATCGTCCGCTGACTTACGAATGCTGATGTCGAGGCCGAACAGACGCACCTCGGCTACGCCTTAGGCGTCGTCGCAGGCGCGGGTTTAGCCGCGGTGACCACAGGCACAGGCCTCGTCGCCAATGGTTGAGTCATCGTCATCGCGCCGATGGGCTTGGCCGCCGTCGCCGGTTCCTGTGCGGTTGACTCGGTCGCCGCCGATGTCGATGACGTCGGCGTCGGTATGCGCTTACCCCGACCGACGCTCGGCGCCTCAGTCTCCGCTGACGCCTTGGGAGTTCCGGGCTTCATCGACATGCCCGTAGTCGGCGCCGTCGGCGCGCCCTTCGTCGCCTTGGCGCCCGCTGGTGACATCGTCGCCATCCCGCCGGCGATAAGCAGCTTCGCCTCGGCGTCGCGACACTCGAACACGTCGCCGCTACGATAGACGGTGCGGCCTAAAACGAGCTTCGACTTTTTAACTGTGATTAGCATTGGCGAATCCTTCTAGTTTGAAAAAGGGCGGACCGGTTTTACGCGGCCCACCCTCACCTACCCGAGAGCGATCAACCTCCCGTGTAGCTGACGTCGTCGATTACCTGCACCGCGGCGGCCCGGCGCTTCTGCCAGTTGATGAACCGCTCGGCGCGTAGCGCCACCGAGTTGGTCTGGAACATCGACACCATCGTCGCCGGCGTCGGCGCACTCGCATCGTTCGCCGGTGCATCGCTCATCTCGAGCGAAGCCTCGCGGCTCGCGTCGATCGTCACCGCGCCGTCATCCGCGAGCCAGATGTCAGAAGCGTTGACGAGAATCATCATGGCGCCGCCCGACTCATTCGGGACGTACTGCGACGTGATGACCGGCACGCCTTCCAAGATGCCACCCTTGAGGGTGATATCCGGGAACTCCTTCTGCCCGAAGGCGTTGCGCAGCAGCGACAGCTGCAGGGCCGTGGTCGACTGCATGATCCACACCGCTGCATCCGGCGAGATGTTGGCCGTGATGAAGCCGCCCATCAGCGTCGCGATGTCGGCGCGGCAGTCCGCCGCGGTCGCACCCGCCGAGTGGTGGGTCGTCGACCCATTGGTGATCGACGCCGGTGACACGTTCGCCACCGCGATCTTCGTCGGATCGACGAAGTCCGTGTCGAGACGACCGATGATCGCGTCGCCCAATGCGTCACGGACCAGCAGCTCGGCCGACGGGTTGCTGAAGCGCAGCAGGTCCTCCGACAGCACCGCGATCGCCGCGGCCTTCGACCACCCGAGATAGGTGTCGTTGAAATCGACCTTGGTCAAGGGCTTCGCCTTACCCTGACCAACCCAGTAGCCGGCGCCGCCACTGGTCTGTCCACGAATGTGGATGTTGAACGGCACCATGCGAAGTCCCGGGATATTGCCCACGCCGAACTGGCCCAGGATCGTCTTGGGTCGAAGGAACTCGATGAAGTCCCCGGCGAACTGGTTGTACTGGACCAGCGGACCCGCCCACGTCGCATCGGTCGTGCTCCCGCCGCCGACCGCGGCCTTCTGCATCAGGTCACCCAGCAGCCCGCCTGACAGGCCGGCCTTGAGCACCGAGGCGATCTGCGGGGTGTCGCTGTAGTGCAGTTTTGCCAGGGTGTATGCGTTCGCCAGGTCCCCGCGCGCGGCGCCCAGGCACTTCACATAGCGCGCGAAGAGGATGCCCTTCGCCAGTTTCCTGCCACTCACAGAGATGACGCGGCCCTTACCCTCGATCGCGTTGCCGCCATCGACCGTCTTGAGCTTCGGCGGTTTGTGCTCGCCCGCCTCAATCTCATCGTCCTCCTCCTCCTCGTCGCCCGGATCGACCGTGGTCGCCTGCGCGAGTTGCACTTTCTCCATGCGTCGAAGATCCGAGAGCTCCTTATCGATCGCCTCGATCTCACCCATCAGCTCGTCGAACTGCTCCTGCTCACTCTTGTCCTTGCTTCGCCCGTCCTTGAGGGCTTTCTCTTGGACCCCCTCGAGTGCCGCGACCTTCGCGGCGCGCTCGGCGATAAACTGCTTGATACGTTCGGAAAGTTTCATTGTCTCAACCTCTTATCGTGTTTCAATACATTCATCCCCGACGAGGGAAACTAACGACGCATCCGAGTCTTTCTGCCAAACGAGGCACATCTCGCTTCACGTCAACTTCACAACAATGTAAAACCGTTTCACCAGCGTTTTGATCGGCGCGGGCGAACCCGGCCCCGACAAATCGCACTTGATCTTGCCCCGATACCTGACCCCGCTCGTCCCGGCGGCGAGCCAAAAAGATATTGCGGTGGCGGCCAGCAGATCCTGCGGATCATCCGACGGCGTCACTATCGCCGGATCCTGCGATAGCAGTTCAATAGGGCTCTCGCCGTTGCCGGCAGCTTCTATCTCGACCTCGGGCGGCGTATCCATGTGGAAGCCCTCGTCGATCAGCGCCGTAAAGTCGATCTCGTAATCGAGTCGCGCCTCCGGATCCTTGTCGTCAAACTCGAGGTAGACCTTCGAATCTGTGACGCTGTAACGCTCCGTCATCGCAGCATCTGCTCGCGGGCCGTGATGATCTCATCGACCGATTCAGACGATGTGTCGCACCAGTCCTGCATCTTGCGGCGAGGTTGTGCGCCACCGCCTTTCCTCGTCGACGCCAGCGACGCGGCGCTCAACCGGACGACGGTTCGCTTGCGATCCATGCTCTTGATCGTGGCGATCGTCGCCTCGATGTTGGCCGGGATCGTCACCGCGGAGAGCTCGAGCCACTCCCAGCGCGCGAAACGGTAACCGCCCGTGTCCTCCATGTACGAGTACTCGATCGGCGCAAAACCGATCGACAGCCCGCGCACCAGGCCCAATTTGATCGACTGGTATGCCTCGTCGAGCCGGTCCTTGACGATGCCCGGCACGTCGGTCTTGGGCATCGCAACCTTGACCTTGATTCCGGCGGCCGAGTGATTGCACAGCGTGACGTTGCCGACAGGAGCCTCGGAATCGTGCTGCCACAGGAACGGCAGCGGCAGGTTGTATACGCACCCGGCCGGGTCGACGACGTCGCCCATCCGGTCGGGAGTGGGCGTCGTCGCGATACCCTCCAGGTACCGGAAACCCTCCTGCAAGGTCGCGCACTCTTCGGGATCGTAGTCAGGACTGTTGGGATCGCAGACGCCGCTGTCGTCGTCGCCATCACCCTCGGGGTCGTACGCCTTCAGGAGCTTGAACTGCGACCACGCGACCTGTCGCATCTCCGGGGCTTTGCGATTCGGCACGCCGGCAGCTTTACCGTCGATCTTATCGATCATCCGACCGGCGGCGTCGAAGATCGCGGTCTCGTCCTGCTGTGCGGCGCGCGACCGGATCGCGATCAGCGCGGAGCGATGCACCTTGCCTGCCTTGCCGAACGGGTACTTGTAATGCGCTTTAGTAGTGGGATCAGCAGCAGGATCCGTGCCAAGGAAGCACTTCGCGTAGCTCGTCCAGTCCTCGCCTTTAGCGCCGAGCAGTTTGTTGCCGTCCTCGGCCGAGAAGGCCCAGTCGTTCGTCTTGTCGACGTCGCCGGCGGCGATCCGCGCCATGCCTTGCGCTTCGCCCATGGAACTCAACGCGGTCTTAAGAATGATCATCTGCCTTTACTCCTTCACATTGCCAAGCGGTTTGTTACGCGACGTCGCGGCCTCGGCCTCGCTGACGCCGGCGTGCGCGTACTTGAGCGCCTGTTGAAACCAGAACCCGGCCTCTTGCAGCCGGGCAGCCGAGAGCGAAAAGCACCGGCGAGCCTCGAGAGCGGTGATGCCCCTCGAGGTCGTCACGTGTCGTTCCTGCTCGTCGATCAGGTTTGCGAATCGCCGCATCTCCTCAATGACTCTCTCGAACTGGTCAGCCGGAATCCGTCGATCAGCGTCCATTGGCTCAGCCTCCCCTTCATTCGACTTGCTCCACCGTGACCTGATTGAAGATCACGCTCGCCCCTGACGCCGCCGACACATACGAGAGCCCTACAAATTGCGCTACCGTCGTGTTGATCGTTGCCTGCACCCCGGCACCGGCGACCACGGTCGACACAGCACTGATTCCGGTTATTCCGTTGTTGATGAGCCTGGCGCTCGCCACGGCCTTGCCGCTCGAGGTCAGCGCTTGGATAGTGACCAGTGCCTCGAACTCGAACGGTATCGATGTGCCCGTTGTTGCCGAAGTTGCAGCGAGTGCCAGCAGCAGCGTGTCGGAAATCGTGCCGCCGGTGCCCATGCGAACGTTGAAGGTCGCCGACTTGGCCGACGACGAAGTGGCGACGCCGTAAGCTTTGATGCGAAACACCATCTTGACGGCGAGCGAATTGGCCGGAATCTGGAACGGCGCAGAGACATAGGTCTCCGATGAGACTATCGAACCTGAAGAGGCGCTGATCGCCGAAGACGGGAACTGCTGATTTAAGGGTATCCAAATCGTGCCGTTGCTGAAAAACAGGATGCCGTTCGGACCCTGCAAGATAACGCCACTGTTCGACGATGCCGCCGGCAGTGTGGCCACCACCGGGAATCCCAATCCGGCTAGAGCTAAGCGGGTCATGCTTCATCCATGCACCACGGCGCGATACTGTGCCGCGGTGGGCGCGACGGCGAACACCAGCGTGACCGTATTGGTGCTGGTGTGCTGCACATCGCAGTCCGCTTCCGAGAACGGTGAGCTCTTGTTGTAAAGCGCCACGGTGACGTCGAGCGTGCCGAGATTGTGCGTGATGACGATCGAGGCGCTCGACCCGTCGCCGACGTCGATCGCAAACTTGCGCACGGCGACAGCGGTATCGAGCGCGGCGCCGGCACTGGTGACGAGCAGGCCCTTACCCGCCGCCGGATCCGGCAGGAACGTGATGGTGGTGCCCGAGATCGATATGCCGTTACCTTGCACGACGCCGGTTGTGGGATTCAATTGCGTGAAGGTGACGGCAGTCGTGCCCACCGTGATGGACGCCGCTACATTGCACAGCCACAGCGTGTTCAGCGTTGTCGCGCCGTTGTTCTCTACCGCGATGAACGCACCGGCGAACTCCGTGGCCTGATCCATGTCGACATGGCGCGTCAGGATGAACGGGTGTGATGCGTCGCCCAATTGCGTCTGCGTGTACAGGCCGTTCTGAAAACCAGACGCCTGGTTCTTGACCATCACGAGGTCGTTGAGCAGAACCGCGTAGGCGTCGACGGTGAGCGCGCCGTTGGAGTTACCGGTCAGCGTGGCGCCGACTCCCGCCGCGCCGTTGGCGTAGGTGCACGCGGCCAGCACAGCGGCGGTCGCGACCTGCGCGGTGGGCTTGGGCGTCAGGCCCTGGGCGAGCGTGTCGACGTACGCTTTGGTCACCGCGTCGGTCGACCCAGTCGGCGTGCCAAGTCCCGTTATCTTCTGGCCGTTAAAAGCCACCGACGCATTCGGCGCAGCAAACTGATCCAGGCGGTACCCTTGCACTACCGTCGCTAAATCAGAGACGGTCGACGCCGTCTGCGTGCCCGTATGGTTGGCGCGCGCGAGATGGTAGGCGCTGTTCTGACCTTGCAATAAATCAGAATCCGTTGCCTTGAGTTGCCAGGCAGAGGCGTTGTTATTCCAAAAGTAAGCGCGGTGCCCGACTGTGTCCCAGTACATCTGGCCTTCGACCGGCGTGCCCGGCGCTGAGGCTAGGTTCTGCAGGGCCGCGTTCTGGATCTCGTTCTTGGTAAAGTCGATCGGAACTAGAAATTTACGTGCGGCCATTGGCAACCCCTAGTTGAGATACGCTGTGCCGGCAAAGGCGGCGGAGAAAGAAATCGTCAACGAATTGGCGTCGTCGTAATCAACGGCGCCCTCGACGGTCGCGCCCGAGCTATCGACCACCGTCACAGACGGATAGCGGTTGAGGTTGTGTTGGATAGACCAAATCGCTGCGGCTACCATCTGGTCAAACACGAAGCTCGCGCCCGACACGCCGGGGATACCCTGCTCGCCCTGAACACCCTGCTCGCCAGGAATACCTGCAGGTCCCTGCATGGCGTTAGACCTGATCACCAGCTCGGGCTGATCGATCCTGATGATGATCGGCGGCTGCTCGATCAGTCTGACGACGACGGGACCCGGGCTGCTCATGCGCGCGGCACCTGGCGCATGACGTTGACGTTGCCGAACAGCGTCGTCGATTTAAGATCGTTAGCGTCGAGCATGTACATGCCCCACACGTACATGCTCGCCGGATCGAACATTGACTCGCCGCACGCAAGAAGTGCGGTATCGGCGGCAGCGGCGCTCATCTTGATGACGCCGTGCTCCAAATCGACCGGCTCGACGGCGAAGGTCAGCGCCACGCTCACCGAGAGCCCCGTCTTGCGCATCTCGGCGACGAACCGGCACCCCGTCAGATCAACCGGCGTGCCGTCGGCGTTCTGGAAAGCAATAGATGGCTGGACAAAATCGGACCCGCGACTCAGCACGATGTCCCACTGACCGCCGATGTTGGAGATCTGATTTGCCATTTCAGTCTCCCCCGACGAACATCATCTGGTACTTCTTCTGCGGCGCGGGGTTGCGCGACATCAGCTCGATCGCGTTGAAGGTCGACATCAGCGGGTCGATCTTCGCGTAGCCCGATGCCTGCTTGGTGATGATGATCGCGTTGCCGCGCGGCTCGACGCGCGCGTTCTCGGCGCACCAGCGGGTCAAGGGTTGCATCGCGTGGGTGAGCGTGCCTTCGGCGAGCTTGCGCTCGACCGTCTTGATCGCCGCGGTCAAGCGCCAGCCCTGCGGTATGCCGACGATCTGGCAGTCCTTGTCGTCGGGGCCGCGCACCCCGCGCGAGACGAGCTCATCGATGATGCTGCCGATCCCCGATTGGTCGATCCCGACTTTGGCGAGCTTGCCGCTGGTGACGATCTGCTCGACGACGTCGCCCAAGTCGGTCACGTCATCGCCGATCGCCTTGACGATGATCAGATCGCCGTCGCGCGCGAAGTCCTTGTAAACTTGCGCGTCCTTCTTGCGCCGTTCCATGGCGATCTCATGGATCCACGCGCGCGTCCAACCCACCCAGCGCTGCGTGTCTTTATCCCTACCACACACCGTCAACGCCAACATGTCGTCCAGGCCACCTCCGTCTATCCCAACCGTGACGATCTCGGATCGTGCCAGCAACGTATCTAAGTCCATGGCGACGGCGCCCTTCTGCCAGAACCGTGCGCCGACCCAGTGATCAGTGTGCAGCGCGAGGCCGATCTCGACGTTTAAGTGCTGGCTCGCCCAGCGGCGCAGCTCCTCCTCACCCGTTGAGCGCGCGTTCTCGTAGTCCTCGACCAGGCGCGGGATCGTGACGCTACGCCCTACGTTCGGGTTG